CATACCGCTGCCCTACGCCTGATTTGTCGTTGTCGGCAACTATCACTAAATCCTGAGTGCTGCCGTACATCTCGCGCAGATTGCCAGTTACCGGAACTAAATTACTCGCGCTATACGACACCACGCATGGCCTGCCGGTGGCTTCGTGAATCGTGGCGGCTGTGGCGAATCCCTCGGCAACGTACAGCGTGCCAGGATCGTCCATTGTGCCGACCATCCAAAATTTCTCGCCTGTCTGGCCGCCGGGGTGATATAGTTTCCCGCCATCTACATCAATGTATTGCAGCGAGCATAACGTGCCGTCCTGCCCGAATAGAGGCAGCATTAACCGCCCGTCGCCAGTAATACGCGCGCCATGCGGTTGAACGCCTTTTCGTTTGAGATATGGGTGCTCTGCACTGGCGGCAGATGCTTGACTCCAGATAGTGGCAACCGTGCTCTCTGCAACCTCATGCTGTTTTTCTAGTGCCGCATCTCGCAATGCTTTGGCTTCGGCCATGCGCCGCACGTGCGCCATTTCCTCTGCTGGCGAAAACTGCCGCCCTACGTCTGCACGCCACGGCGACTCGAACCCCATGCGCCAGCATCCAAACCTGCCTGCCGGGATGCCATCGCTAAAAGCTACATACCATCCCGATTTGTCGCCGGTTTTGGCGCTGCCCTTGGTGCCGGATCTGAATCGGTGCAGCTTCCCGTCCAAAATAACATGGTCAGGCGGTTCTAATCCTGCGCCTGCAATGGCATTAATGAGTTGCTCATCTGGTGGCGCAATGCGCTTTTCTGCTGGCGGTGACCATGGCCCGCCGAAGATATTACTCAAATTAGCCATTAATCGTCGCCTCTCTGTGCGTCAGATAATCGGATAGCGCTTTCAAAACCTTATACGTCGGGTTTGCATCTGGATTGTCCCGCACATCTCGCACGGTGTTTAAGTGCAGCCCTGTCGCCTTGGCCACTAATCCCGGCCTGCGATCTCGAAGCGCGTGTTTAATCTGTTCTAGTGTCATCATTTTTTATCCTGTCGTTAGAATTTGCCGCTAAAGTGTTGACATAGTAACGCTGAATGCGTTAAAGTTCAATCACTGCGCGAACGGAACTGGCCGAAGGCGCAGCAACTAATTAAGGAGCGCCGAAAATGGCAATCAATTTGCGAAGCACGTCTGACGCGCATAGTAATGGCGTCAAAATTGTGGTGTACGGACAAGCAGGCGCTGGTAAGACCAGTTTAATTACAACGCTTCCCGACCCTGTGATTATCAGCGCTGAAGGCGGGCTGCTGTCAATTAGTGACAGCTCGCTACCTTTTATTGAGGTCAACACTTGGGAGGCTTTGAAAGAGGCTTACATGTGGGCGTCAGAAAGTGTGGAGGCAAAGCGCTTTCAATCAGTGGCAATTGACTCAATTAGCGAAATTGCCGAAGTAGTGTTGGCGCATGAAAAGCGTGTGAACAAAGACGGACGTGCTGCCTACGGTGAAATGCAAGTTCAAGTAATTGAAATCATGCGGTCGTTTCGTGACCTGCATGGCAAGCATGTTTATTTTTCGGCCAAGTGCGAAAAATCTCAGGATGAAATGGGCCGCGTTTTGTACGCGCCATCTATGCCAGGCAATAAGCTGGGACAGCAAATTCCGTATCTGGTTGACGAGGTGCTAGCACTGCGCGTTGAAAAAGACGGCGACGGCAACACACAGCGCGCCATCATGTGTGACAGCGATGGGCTATGGCTGGCTAAAGATCGCAGCGGGAAGCTGGAAACATGGGAAGCGCCAGACCTTGGTGCAATTATCTCCAAAATACAGGGAGGCAAATAACATGGCGCTGCCTGAAAAACTTACCGACGATCTAAACCAACTGTCTGCAATGTGGTTGTCTGCCAAGGAGGTAGAGAAAAATGCGACGGACGATCGCCGCAAAATTGAGGACCGGATTAAATCGTTAGCCGGAATATCTGAAAACCTCGAAGGCACGGAAACCGTCTCGCCCGATCAATTCACCATAAAAATAGTTGGTCGTATTGACCGCAAGGTTGACGGCGACAAAGTGCAAGAACTGGCTGCCGAGTTTGGACTAACAGATCATTTATCCAGCCTATTCCGTTGGAAGCCAGATCTAAACATGGCGGCATGGAAAGCGGCAGACGAGTCAATTACAAAACCACTGGCAGCAGCAATTACGGCCAAACCCGGTCGTCCATCATTCACTATCACTAGCAAGGAGCAATAAAAATGGCATTTTTAGGCGAAACTTTCGACATTAACGAACTACCGCAAAGCACGGGCGGCGCATATGATCCGCTGCCGTCCGGATGGTATTTTGCAACCATCAACAAGGCAGAACTGACCGCAACAAAAGACGGAGCAGGACAATACATCAAGGTCAGATACGACATTACCGGCCCGTCTCATCAGGGGCGCGTTGTGTTCGGCAACCTCAATATCAAAAACGCCAGCGCAAAAGCTGAGGAGATCGGGCGGCAACAACTTGGCGAGATCATGCGCGCGATCGGATTGGCAAAAGTTACAGACACCGACCAGCTAATCGGCGGCAGTCTGCAAATTAAACTGGAAGTGCGCGCAGCAACGGAGCAATACGCAGCTCAGAACGAAGTGAAGGGGTTTAAATCAATTACCGGCAGCGCCCCGGCATTCTCTGCGCCAGCATCAACAAACGCAGCGCCGGCAACAACAAAATCAGCGCCACCATGGGCAAATAAGGGCAAGTGACAAAAAAACCCCGAGTTGACAAGCGCTCGGGGGAAGCCATCACTTTAAGGAGACGGGCATGAAAATACCCGAGGCAAATAATAGCATAAGCAACCTAATCGATAAGCGTCACGAAGCATTAGCAGAGCCTCCACGTCCGCATATGGGTTGCAGTCAACTAGGCCATCCGTGCGATCGCTGGTTGTGGCTGTCGTTTAGGTGGGCTGTGCAGACTAAATTTCCGGGCAGGATACTGAGACTATTCCGACGTGGGCAACTAGAGGAAGCAACCATCGTTTCTGACCTGCGCGCAATCGGCATGGATGTCAGAACGGGAAAGCAGCAGGAACGCGTTGAATTTGGCGCGCACGTGTCAGGCAGCATCGACGCAATTATTCAGTATGGAGTTCCAGACGCACCGAGAACGCGCCATATTGCCGAGTTCAAAACTCACAGCAAGAAATCGTTTGATGATCTGGAAAAGAACGGCGTAGAAAAATCAAAGCCAGAGCATTTTGTACAGATGCAACTTTACATGCACGGAACCAAAATTGACCGTGCGCTATATGTGGCCGTGTGTAAAGACGATGACCGAATCTACACCGAGCGCCTGCGCTACGATCAGGAAGTAGCCGAGCGATACATTGCGCGCGGACGCCGAATCGCATTGTCCGATCGTATGCCGGAGCCGATTAGCACTGACCCGAGTTGGTATCAGTGCAAGTTTTGCGACGCGCACAAGTTTTGCCACGAAACCAAAACAACGGAGCACGTCAACTGCCGCACATGCGCGCATAGCACGGCGAAGGAAAGCAGCACATGGCGGTGCGAGCGCCACGACGGCGACGATATACCTGTTGAGTTTCAGCGTGCTGGCTGTGAAAGCCATGTCCTGCATCCGGACCTAGTGCCATGGCAGCGTAAGGATGGTTTGGACGAATGGACCGCAGTTTATGTTATCGAGGGCCGCGACGTGGCAAACGGTGAAGGCGACGCGCATGTGTATACAAGCCGCGAAATACTAGCCAATCCAAAAATGTGCAGCGCTGGCGATGAGTATATCGAGGGCATGCGACAGGAATTTCACGCACGAATTATTGGATAAAAGGAAAAAGCCATGTACGAATACAAAGCAAGAATTGAATCCGTCGTTGACGGTGACACCGTTGACGCAATCATTGATCTTGGATTCAAAACCAGTATGCGCCAGCGCCTGCGACTGGCCCGCATTGACACACCAGAACGCGGGCAGGATGGATATGCACAAGCGCGTGATTTCGTGACGTGGGCAGTGCTTGATAAGCCCGTCAAACTCAATACAGAAAAGGTTAGCAAGTGGGGATACTACATTGCAGAGATCACGCTACCAGACGGGCGCAACCTGAGCGATGCTTTGATTGAAGCAGGACTGGCTAAACCTTATGACGGGGGAAAGAAGCAATGAACAGCGACGACAGCATCCGAATTGCTTTAGACGTTATCTGCGAACCGATTTGGTTTGATTGGAAAAATCAAACTTGTCGTGAAACTATTGTCCGATTTATCAAAGAAATTTATGAAGCTGGAAGAGCAGATGAGCGCAAGGCGTGTGGCTCCGCCGCCATCCGAGCAATAGGTGAGAAATGAACTGGCTAAAGAACAAAATATGCGACTGGTTTCACGCTGGCGGCGACATAAAGCGCGATTGCTACGGGCGGATTAACTGGCAGTGCCGTTCTGGCTATCGGTGGGGAGAGCCAGTGGACCCGCAAACAGAACTGTTAATGACTGCTGCCAATATTAAGGAAGCCATCATTAAGGAAGCCATCCGAGCAAGGGTGGAGAAATGAAACCCTGCCGCACATGCAAACAACCAAAGCCACAAGACGCCTACCGTGGCACTCGCAGCATGTGTCTTGAGTGCGAACACGCTAGAAAGCGCGCATGGTACGCGGCGCAGAAGGTCAAGCCACACCAGCGCAAGGATGTGCAAGCGTACTACCAACAGTGGTACGCAGCGAACGCTGCGTCGGTAAAGGCACGCGCCGTTAAGTGGGCAAAAGAGCACCAAGATAAGCGGCGAGATGTGTGCAGGGAGAACATGGCGAGGCAACGCCAGAAGTTGAACGACGCCTATGTGCGTCGAATGCTGGCAGCAAGCATCGGACTGAAGGCAGAAGCAATCCCGCAAACGCTGGTTGACGCACAGCGCGAACTACTCAAAATCAAGAGGTACATCCGTGAACACAGCATCTGAACTACGCGCCGCACTGGCGCAGGTATTTGCACAACTCAAGGCCGGCGAGATCAAACCCGGCGAAGCGGCAGAACTCGCCAATCTAGCCGGGAAGATGATCGCATCGGCCAAGGTGCAAGTGGAGTATGCCGCGTTGCGAAAAGACGTGCCGCTGATCTCATTTTTGAAGGATGACAGCCAATGACTGACCGAGAACTATTAGAACTGGCTGCAAAGGCGGCGGGGCTGGAGTTTGACCCGACGGCTAAAACTGCACATGGTTTGATGGTTGTGCGCGACGGTGCCGTGTGCCAATCGGATCAGGTTCTATGGAACCCACTCTCCGACGACGGCGATGCGCTGCGATTAGCGGTGAAGTTAAATATTTCGGTGGTGCCGTACCCGATTTACTCCCCGATTAAACATGCGGTGATTGTGAAGCAGCGTAGGCGTAGCGACACGTTGAGAGAGCCAAATCCGACAGAGATAACGGAACTTCATGGGGATGACCCCTGCGCAGCCACCCGTCGCGCCATCGTCCGCGCTGCTGCTGAAATTGGAAAGGGTTTGGAATGACTGACCGAGAACTAATGCAACAGGCCCGCCTAATCGCAGCCGCGCCTGATCTACTAGAAGCCCTGCAAGGACTACTAAAAGGCATTTTCGACGGGCCAGACGAGGCAAACGCCGCGATGCTGGTTGCCAAAGCGCGAGACGCAGTGAATAAGGCAACGAAGGGGAAATAACCATGCTGCGAGAGTATCAACAGCGCTCCATTGATCAGCTGTATGCATGGTTTGAGGCTGGCGGTAAAGGCAATCCGTGCCTGGTGCTGCCGACTGGATCTGGAAAGAGCCACATCGTTGCTGCACTGTGCAAAGATGCTCTGCAAAACTGGCCAGATACGCGCGTGTTGATGCTCACGCACGTTAAAGAACTGATTGAACAGAACGCCGAGAAGATGCGTCTGCATTGGCCAGGTGCGCCAATGGGTATCTATAGCGCTAGCATTGGAAAGAAGCAACTTGGTGAGCCGATCACATTTGCTGGTATACAGTCCGTACGAAGCAAAGCTGGCGTGCTAGGTCATATCGACCTAGTAATTATTGACGAATGCCACCTCGTCAATCATAAAGATGAAGGAGGGTATCGGCAGTTGCTATCCGATCTGACTGCAATTAATCCTGCGCTGCGCGTTATAGGTTTAACGGCCACTCCATACCGTCTAGGGCACGGCCTGATCACTGACAAGCCCGCGCTATTTGACGATCTGATAGAGCCGGTAAGCATTGAGGAATTGATTTTTAAAGGCCACCTATCAACGCTGCGAAGCAAGGTGACAAAAGCAAAACTTGATACCACTGGCGTTCATAAGCGCGGCGGCGAGTTTATCGAGAGCGAGTTGCAGGCAGCTGTTAATACCGACGCTAATAATGCTGCGACTGTTCAGGAGGTCATTAGTTTGGCTGGTGATCGGAAAGCGTGGTTGTTCTTTTGCGCAGGCGTGCAACACGCTGAAGCTATTGCTGCCGAACTAAACTCCAATGGCATTACAGCGCAATGCATAACGGGAGACACGCCGAAAACAGAGCGGGAAAATATTTTAAGGCAATACAAAGCAGGCAAAATTAAGGCACTCACGAACGCAAACGTTTTGACGACGGGATTCGACTACCCGGACATTGACCTAATCGCCATGCTGCGCCCTACTATGTCCGCCAGCCTATATGTGCAAATGGCAGGGCGTGGAATGAGAGTAAAAAGCCATACTGACCACTGCCTGGTACTGGATTTTGCTGGCGTGGTAGAAACGCACGGACCGATCACAGCAGTTCAACCACCTAAAAAAGCAGGCGGTGGCAATGGCGAGGTCCCTGTGAAGGTATGCGACAACTGCGGCGAGTTATGCGTCATTGCCGCGCGCATTTGCCCGGCATGTAAGAATCCATTCCCTGAGCCAGAGCGTAAAGAATTGGAATTACGAAATGACGACATCATGGGGCTTGAGGGTAAA